CGGGAGCAATCCTCACCCTGCAAACACCGGGTAAATACCGACAGGATCCATACCAAGGCTAGACACACACCACTTAACCGTTATGGGAAATGTGTGTGCATGGTCTGAAAATATGGGTGATATGGGAGCCTGCACAAGGAGTCACGGACGTGGCTACAGTTGTACCTTCCTCTGTTGGTGGAAATGCCCGAGCGGCACGACGTCGTGGGATCGTAGCAATACGGGTCGATTGGCGGAGAGTGAAGGGATACCACCACTCTCTCACCTGGAAGTATCCAACGCAAGCCATGCGCTGCGGAATCAAACAAGAACGGCACAATGCCGATGGGCTGGGAAAACCCCAGGGGTACGCCCCGGAACGAACATGGAAGAGCGATTGGCTTACCGCACATGAGGGCTCGAAACCCGTTCCTACAACACGCTGAACTTGCGCCGCACACAACGGCCCAGGCAGATGCGTGATGGAGTAGTGTGAGGTGTTGGTCGCGATTACCCACTTCGATCAGTTGTCAGATCGTAAACTGACTAGGGCCGGCCGAATCCTGCACCCCGAACAAGAACCAGCTACAACCAAACCACAACTCACCATGCGCCTGACAAAAGCGTGGAGAGACAATGGCTGGTTCTACATTCTGTCCGAGTGGCTTCCCAGAGCCATAAAGACCAAAATGTGCACCTGGGAGTTGAAGAACTCCAGGGGCAAAATGACGCTAGTAGGGAAGAACTACTGGCGCATGTGGATGGTACCAGCACTGATACTGGCCATCGCACTAACAAGCACAGCATGTTGGTACGCGGATGTGAGAGTACCGACAATGCGAGAGTGCGCTTACCAGGCTTCATGGATGCGTTCCGTGTTAACCCAGAGTGAAGAGATGGATCCGACCATCACTCTGTACTGGCCAACGGTAAACAGGGGTGAACCACCGGAGCTTGATGAGGAGCCAGGCACGTGGTTTGGGTGGCTATCTGAAGGCACACCAGTAAAACCCAAGAAGATGGGGGGAAAGATACCCACAAATCTGACGACGTACACACTCGAGCTACCAGGATTTTCTGTGATCGGGGGGGTGTTTTGGTTCAATACCACTATCACCAACCCGTTCTCCTGGTTTAGCACGTCACCAGATGGCACCACAAAATGAGCGGTAACGTTCGAGCCGTGGGTTATCCAAGCAATCCCCGTTCACCGGCCTGCACTTGGCAAGGCAATCATAGTGGCATGCATAGTGTCCACCCTAATGACCATAGGACTGAAATTGTGGCGTGCGACGCCATTCAGCCAGATGGCAAAGTTCATGAAGCGCAGTAACTGGCTACAGAACACATCGGGTGAGACCAATCCGCAACGTCCGTCAGACAAGTACTATACTGACGACGGGATTGTTGTGCGTTCCACCGTGTGGGATCACGCGAACCAATGCTGGCTACATGAGCCGCTTGGCGTCAACGCAGATGGCACGGCACACCGAAAGTGCGACCAGGTACAGCCACCGCACTGGCTGTCACCAATGTTTGGCGAGCGCCTCCCAGATTTTGAGGGTGCCTATCGGGACCCCCTCCTCAACCTCAACCACAAAGGGGAGGCCAAAACCCCAACCGGTAAACAAACCATCCACAGGCACCGTAACAACGGGCCAACACTCGGCCAGCGCGCGCTCTTATACGTGCGGTCGCAGTTCAATCATGCCTTGCCAGAAAACAACAAGGCTAACCGCATCCTCGTTGGGTCCCACCTTCACAAGTTTATTGAGTCAATCGGTGGATACAAATCACTACGCGTAGTGGATCACAGAGAACTGTACACAACTGTGATGTGCCACGCGTTTGTACCCACCCATGAAGACCTCAGGGTAGTGAAGACGCTGACGAACCCCGCTGTGCAACAGTACGTTGCGCGTGGGCATTTCAAGGACCAACAATAGGGGGGCCTGCGGCGGTGTACTGGATACTCGTGGAGCAAAAATGAAGAGCAATTCGAACAACGAGATGAACAGGGCAACCTCATCCCTGGACCAGTGAAAATCACACCGCTTGGAGGGCGGATCAAGAGGTGCACTTACCACGTACTGAATGCGTTATCAGTACTGTCACAGTGGTTAGTGGCAAACAACAATGTGACCAATGTCTACAGAGCAGTGATGACAAGGGTGTTCAACGTCAAGACACCCGCTGGCTACGCGCCTCCACCGCAATGTACCTTTGACAGTGCCAATTTACCACGGGCACTCAGACAGTTCCGAAACGAGCTGACACAGTCTTTCAAACCGACCCCCATCGCATCCCGGCAGCAAGTCGTGGACATGTACGTTGGGCGCAAACGAGAGATTTATCAGCGAGCAAAAGACAGTCTTGATGTGAAACACATGTCAAAGATGGACGCACGGATAACATCCCATATTAAGACCGAAAAGATAAACATATCGATAACACCACGCTCTGCGAGTGGTACGGCAAGGGAGTTACAACAGAAGGACCCGAGAATAATCCAGGCACGAACACCACGATTCAATCTCGAGCTAGGGCGGTATCTAAAACCAAATGAACACAGAATGTTTCATGCGGTAGACCGCGTTTTCGCCAAGTTCAATGGTGAAGATGCGTCGGATTCCATGCGCCGACCAACAGTCATGAAAGGGCTAAATGCATCCAAACAAGGTGTTGCCATTGCGCAAGCGTGGAACACCTTCCTGAACCCTGTCGGGATTAGGATGGACGCATCACGGTTTGATCAACACTGCGGGCGCACCATGCTTGAATTTGAACACTCGTGCTACACCCGAGGATTTTCAAAGATATGCGACAGAGAAGACCTGTCGACACTTAAACACCTGCTTGGACAACAGCTGGAGAATAAGTGTACTGCGTACTGCAGTGACGGTGTGGCCACCTACACCGCCACGGCACGTATGTCCGGTGATATGAATACGGGGTTGGGGAATGTTACAATCATGTGCGGCATGATGTATGCATTCTTTTCCGACGTTCGAGACAAAATTGCAAGGGACGGGGGCGGCAAAGCAAAAATTGTACTGATCAACAACGGTGACGACTGTTGCGTGCTGATCGAACGCCACCAACTTGCTTATATAACAGACCACGTGGAAGAATTCTTCCTCAAGTATGGTTATGAGATGGTCGTAGAAGGACTAGCGCATGAACTCGAGGAGATAAAGTTCTGCCAATCACACCCAATCTGGACACCTGAGGGATACCGAATGGTCCGTACAATGCCAATGTGCTTTGCGAAGGACACAATCAACCTCAAACAAATGGTGAACGGGAAACAGTATGATGAATGGCGAAATGCGATATCCGGATGCGGCATTGCTCTAACGTACGGGATACCAATGGCTCAATCCTTTTACCAGAGCCTTGGACGTGGCACAAAGATGACCAAAACCGCTGTGTATGAAACCGGAATGGATTTCCTTGCACACGGCATGAGGGCAACTACCACTGATATACACCCACTCAGCAGAGTATCTGTGTGGAAAGCGTTCGGCATATCACCCGACGCACAGGTGGAAATGGAACGGTCGTTCGCAAACATTGATGTGCGGAACCCAACCTACGACATCGACCACCACTCCTTCGGCGTGGTTGGTGTCGGTCAGTGCTACTAACTCATGGGGTCCACACTCTAACTACCCAAAACTATTACTTTAGTGCTAAGTGAGACCGGAAAACCCTCTAAATGCCAACAGACTGCACGGGTAGGCGCAGAGTAAGTGTGGATGTACAGTCGGTCTTGGCGAAGATGGAGCCCATACTAACCGCAACAACAAAACGAATGCCTCCACGGAAGCAAAAGACCAACAAATCACTCAAAGCCAAGGGGTACAAGGCAGCGGATCGGACCCGCCACCTCAACCGCCAGGCCACACAAAACCAACAACGGGAAAGACTCCGACCGAAGCGCAAGCGCTACAATGCGCCTGCCGCAGTCGGTGTGAGTGGGGTTCAAACCTCACCGAGCTATTCCGGCAAGGGTGGAACACTCTGTGTAAGACACTCAGAGTACTTCTGCGATGTTGTCACAGCCGCCGCAGCAATCAACGCGACGTCTTGTCAAATCCAACCGGGACTGCCAGTAGCAACCTACGGCACGTCACCCCAAGTCAACAAGGGTCCATTCACATGGCTTCCAAACATTGCCAACAACTATGAACGATACCGCGTCAAGCGGATGTCATTCCGGTTTGAGCCGCAGTGTGCCAGCACGTCCGCTGGCATGGTAGCAATGTACGTGGACTACGACGCGGGCGACACCCCGGCTGCGACCAAGGCAACAATCATGAACATGGATGGGTGTTCACGCGGCGTCAACTGGGTGCCGCAAACCCTCCGTGTACAGCACCCCCAAATGCTGAAATGGCTCCTCACACGACCAGGGGCAATCAACACGAGCACCTCATACATCGAGTATGACGTCGGGACAATCAATGTGTTCACATTGGATGGCACGGCAGCAACAACAATCGGATCGGTTTTCGTCGACTACGAGATCGAATTTTCTACGCCAAAGACGGCATAGGAATCCGCGCTGCTGTCAACTCCAACAGTGGGCGCTTGGCTGCTTGGCGCAGGCACCACGCTCCCTATCTACTCCAACACCTTTTCGAAGGGCGGCTTGGCACTAGACTGGACCACGAGCGCTGCACCAATTGTAGTAAATCCCTACGTCTACCTATCTAGCGCTCCCTCAGCAGTGGAAATCAACATGCTAGGCCAGTACCAGATACAGGTGGAATGTGTCAACGCCGCCCTCGATTTCGCATCCGAGGACGGTGACGACATGTTTGAGTACGACATCACAGGCTTTGGCAACCTAATCGCAAACGGGTTGCCAGCACCAGCAGGTGTTGACCAACTCACCTACCTATCCACACCCTATGGACCAGGATCAGGTGTTTCCACACTCTTTGTAATGCTCACAGCCACTATCGTGGACATACCGTGCACAATCACATTCACGCCACTCAGTGGAACCATTGTCAACCCTTCCTTTAGTTGGCCTGGCTTCACTGCAGTAGGCACCGGAGCGTGCACAACCGTTATTCGTGTGATACGAGTGTATTGAGAGGGAATTGGCCCTCAAAACCGAGTACCCGCGCTGCTTAGCAGCGCACCAGCAGTGGACTGGTGCTCACGGTACACCGCAGGGCAGGCGAACTGTCAAGGGGAAGAGCCCCGAACCTAGCAGCGGGGGATACTGCTGCGTTTCCGGTCTGCTATCTTCGCTCAACTCGCGCCGAGTTGCGGCCTGGATAACTTGCCGATGCCAGGCGGATTGCCGCCACACGCTACGAGAAAGCGTGAAAGGAGCAGAAAATGGTAAAGTGAGTTGCGCAAGTCCCCTCCGGCTGGAGTTCCGGGGGCACGGCTGAAGACAACCACCAAACCACAACTGTAAACCTCAAAAGCTTTGTTGAACATGCACTCCGGACGCGGAGAGCAGGG